GAATTATCCATAAGTATTGTATTATTATTTTCTTCATAGTATTATTTAGGTTAAATTATGTCTTCTAACCATTTTTTTGAATTTTTTCCAGGGGCCTTCTCTATTAATATAAGTTTTTAATCTGTGACAGTTAGCACATTAATGTTTTTTAAATTGTTTGAATTATTATTTTTTATGGTCACCATCTATGTGGTCAATATCTAACTGTACATGATGTTTAGGTTTTAAGACCACATTCTTCGCAATAATCTTTCTTTAAATTTCTATAAGGATGTTGTCTTCTTATTCTAGCTTTACCTTTACATCTACGTGAACAATAATTTTTATTACTTCTATAAGGAAATGTTTCTGTACATCTGGCACACTTAACAAATTTAATACTCATACCCTTTTATACCCCTTTTACTTTAGACAAAAAGAAAGGGGCCGAAGCCCCTTTCTAATTAGTAAACTCAACTATTACATTAAGTTTGCGATTTTAACACGTCTGTAGTATCTGTTAGCGTTGGCATTACCAGCACCATTGATTACAGCAGCGTCACCCGAACCAGCTTCAGCAAAAGGATTTGCTTGTAACCCATAACGAGTTTTGAACCCAATTTTCGGTTGGAAAGTGTCTTGTCCAACTGCACGAACCATTTGTAATGGAACATACGGACAATAGAACATACCAGCGTCATAAGGTGAAGTACCTTTGTAACCTACAACAAAGTATTGAGCAGCAGCGTTATTAGCACTGTATGGATCAATGTACACTTTGTATTTACCATTTAATATACCAGCAAAAGTATTACCAGTATCGTCAACGTTTAGGTTATTATTAAGAGCTGGAGCGTAATCTAATACACCCGCCATTTGAAGTGCAGAAGCGACATCTGATGAACAGATAATCATATTTCCTCTACCTCTTCTTGTTCTTTGAGCGATAACGTTTGCTTCTCTCTCAACTTGGAACATTAGTCCTTTGAATCTCTCAACAGACCATCTACCGTTTGAGTCAGTATCTAAATCAAAGATACCAGCAGCAGTAGTGTTAGCACCAGCGCCTACTTCAGCATTGATGTAAACAGTTCTTACAACTTCTCTGTTGATTTCCGCAAGGATCTCAGCAGATAGAATGTTTGCAAGTTCAGTTTCAGCGTCTAAACCGTGGATTGCTTTTAAGTCTTGAGCAAGTTCCATAGTGTATTCAGCTTTAAGAGCTCTTGATTTAGCAGTAACAGTCGATTTCTCGATTGAGAATGCCATTTGAGCAAACTGATTACCAGCAGCGTCACCTAATGCTTCAGCAGTAGCAGTCGCCATTCCACCAAACTTATTGTACGCACCAGCAGGTGAGTCGTTTAAGACTGAAGGATTTGTACCAGCTTGAGCAGCATCCGGAGTTTGGCCAACAGTTGAATCACCAGCGGCATTTCTGCTTGAAAATTCAGTGTCTGCTTCGTCAAACATTGCTTCTGTTCCTGATTGTGTAGCATATCTGCTTCTCATAGCAAATATAAGACCAACTGGACCAGTCATTGGTTGAACACCAGCAATATCGTAAGCGATAAGGTTTGGCATTGCTCTTCTTACTAGTGAAATTAGGATTGGATCCCAATTTGATACACCAGCAGTGTTAGAAACAGGAGCAGCTTCGTTTAAGAAAGCGTGATCCTCTTTTGAAGCTCTTTCTTGGTTTTCCAAGATAGTAGCAGTTACAGCTCTTTTATAAGAATCCGTGATTTTTGGTAAATCAGCGTGTTCTAAAACGGGCTGCCATTTTTTTCGTAAGTTTCAGATAAATACATTATCGTTCTCTCCCTTTTTATTATTTGTTAGACAATTTAATGTCTTTGGTTTTACTTATAGCAGCGGTGTAAGCAGCCATAGCATTTGATAAATCTTCAGGTTGTGAAGAATCACCAGCAACTACTTCGTCTATCTCGTTACCACTTGTCTTAACTTTTGTTCCAAAGTAACTTTCTTTAATAGTAGATACTTTAGTTGTAAAGTCTTTTTCATTTGAATACTCAACTTCTTCAGCCAGTTTGTTGAATTTCTCCTTAGCAGTGTCAGCTAAATCACTAGACATTTCATCAATGATGTCTTGTCTTTTCATCTCGCCGTTCACTTTGTTTAAGTCAACATTCTTTTCAACTTGTTCGTTAAGTTTCTTTTCAAGCTCTTCGATTTTGCTTGCTTGATCTTCTAGTACATTGTATTTCTCATCTGGAACATCAATGTAATGATCTTCAAACAATTTCTTTAAACCTGAAATAAAGTCTTCAGCTATCTCGCCTTTGATACCTCTTTCGATTGCGATAGAGTTCTCTTTCATCCATTCTTCAACTACGTAGTTCAAGTATGTATCAACTTTTTCGGTAAGTTTTGCTTTATTAACTTCAGCATCTTCTTTTAGTTTTTCTTCATAAGCAGCTTGGATTTTTGCTTTTTGCTCTTTAACTTTAGCGTTAACAGCAGCTTCAAAAATAACAGCAGCTTTTGATTTAAAGTTTTCTGATAAGTCTTCGTCTTTGATAAGAGCGGCAACATCAGCAGATACGTCAATAGTGTCTTCATCAGACTCTTCTTTCATATCTTTTTCTTTTTGTCTTCGTGTGACATCTCTTTTTTATCTTGCGATTTTTTAAGAGCGTCAAGAGCTGCTTTTGGCATCTCTCCTTCTTTTACTTCTTTATCTTTAGACTCTTCCTCTTTAAGCTTAGGCATAGCGTCAGCATTACCTTGAGCTTTCTGAGCAGGGTCACCAGAAATTTGTTTTATTTTTTTGTTGCGTTAGGATTGCTGTCCGTCGGTTTTACAACCGCTGAACCTAAATCTTCTGCACTATTAGATAGTGATGAAGTTTCAGCTGCTACAGCATTCTTTTTTGGAGCATCAGCTTGTGGATTAGCAGCGTGAGCTTCTAATACGGCTTCCTGTTCCATCGCCTCAAAAGTTTTTATATCGGCCATTGAAAATCTCCTCTTTGTATTATGTTATAAACGTTTATAAATTTTCTTTGTAGTATATATTTATAAAATTATAGTTTTGTAAGAAACGATTGAAAGACTTTTAATTTAGCTTCTTCCAATGATCGCTGTTTAGCGGAACGGACTTGATTTTTCCAAGATTCTATGTCTTTTTCCTTGAGAACACCATTGTCCCAGCACCAACTTTTACTCTCCATAATACCTTCAACGAAGGCGTCTGGAGCAGATGGATCTGCCACAATATCAGCGGCCGTAGCTAAGTAAAAGTCGTCTTTTACATAGTTTACACCGTTTCTTTGTATTAAAGAACCCATACCACGACTTGAAACACCCAATTGAGCGCCCTCATCTATAAGACCTTTTACAATCTTACCGTATGGAGTATCTATAATCTTTGCTTCACCTATAAAATCTTTACCATCTTGTTTTAAAGATTTAACCATATGGCATACTCTCTCTAAATTAACTGTTGGTCCGTCAGGATGTCCTAACTCACCAAAGGCTCTGTTTTTATTGATAAATTCTTTTGTATATCTGTTCACTTCTCTAACCAATATTTCAGTTGGATAGACTCTTCCATTTCTATTTTTGATTTCAGATTGTAAGAATACACCTCTTATTTTGTATTCTTTTTACCGTTCTTTTCTTCTACAAGATATTCGGCGTTTTCTATTGCTTCGGAAATTAGTTTCATAGTTTCTCTCTGTGTATATTTATAACTTTTACTACCTAAACTCTACAATAATTGTGTAATTATCGCCATTAGCAAAGTTCTTTGTTGATAATAGAACATCGCCTGTTGGTGTTGTAGAATTGTTTGGAATTTCATCTCCAGCAGGTCTAAAGTCAAAATGACCTTGGCCAGATAAGAATAATGCTGTAGAGTTAGTAACTCCCGCCCATATTAATTCTACACCAGACTTACCATTAGATGTGTTAATTGAAAACCATATCTTACTAATCTTTCTATTACCATCTTCGGTCATAAAAGTAAGTTCAGAAGCGTCAACCTTTTTAACTAAAGTTTCGCCAGTACCATCTGAAAAGTTTGTTATTTTTGTAACATACTTAACACCAGAGGTATCAGAAATTGTTTGTGTTGTTACTATATCAGCCATTTGTATAACCCGATTCCTTTTGTGTTTCTATAACTACATTATATTTTGTAACGTTAGAGTCGCTTGTTAGTAAAATATCACCTATTGCATCTTTAATTCTTTCTTCACTTGGTTTAAGGCCGTAATTGCCTCTACCATTAATAATAATATTTTTTGATGTATCATTTTTAAAAAATACAGTTACATCTCCTGTGCCAACAACTTCATATTGTATGTTAGCAATTGAAACTTTTGGTTCACTTGAAGCGTTGTTTGAATTTACAACATCTACAAGTGTTTGTTCAGTTTCACTACCTACACCATTAGCGTTAACAATAATCTTATCATTATTATCTACTAATTTGGTTGTAGTTATTGTCATAATTTAAATTAACCGCTAACAGATACTGCATGAGCATGACTAGTAGCTGATGTAATTTCGTCTGTTGGGTCTTTACTGATAATAATTTCATCACCAGCAGCATGTAAATAAAATTCACCTATTTTAGTGTCGTCTGCAAGGTTAACTGTACCTGTTACAGTACCGCCTGTTGCGACTACTCTAACTGTTGTTGCTGAACCAATATTGTTTGCACTAGGGTCATTTACTACATCTCCCAAGATTTTAAATTTAGTTGCCATTTTACTTTTCTCCTAATTGTTCTACTATTTCTTTATCAAAATATTCATTAAATTCTTTTAAATTGATATTATGAAAATCTGCTATTTTATTAACAGCGTCTTCAAATCTTTTAATAACAGTGTTTTGTTCTTTCTCAATTAATTTAAAAACATCACCCACAGCTTCTTTCATTTTAGGACTTAAATCTTTATATGATTTAGAGTCCATATCTAAATTACTGTTAACAATTTTACTCACCTGCATTTTCATTGCCTTGTGATAAATCTATTTGTGCCTCACCATCACCTCCATAGACCGTAGATGCAATTGAACCGTCAGGATTAAAAGTTCCTGGTTCGGCAATTACCGGTTTAGGGTCACTATGAGATTGAGCTTCTCCATTAAATATATTAGCCGCTATATCTTTTCTAGCGTTATCTAAAGAAGATGCGACCTTATCTCGTAAAGCATCCTTAAAAGCTTCGCCAGCGTCAACACTATTGCCTTGTGATAACTGGTCAATAAAGTTTTTTGTATTATCATTTATATCTGTCATTATTTACTCCTTTTATAAGTTGTCTGTATCGGTTGATTGAGCTGTAGGACTAGCAATAATGCCATCATCAATTTCTTTTTTGATTTGTTTATCCATATCTTCAATTTCCCTATCGTTTTGTTTAAGTACATTTTTTCTAACATATTGAACGGAATAGAATTTACCAATGTAATCTCTCATCTCGCTTGCTAATGCTAATCTTTCTCTTAACATCTCTGTTTGTTTTAATTCAGCAAAGTGGCCATCTTGTAAGAAATCATATTGTAAGTTATCTCTTACTTCGTACCAATCTTCTTCACTAATAATACCTTTTAAGATTAATTGTGTTCTTAATAAATCGTTAAACAGTTCAGTAAATTTCTTTCTTAATCTTTGAACAAATTTAGTAAACTTCAATTCATCTCTAGTAATCTCAGAAGCTCTACCTAAATTAAATCCTTGACTTGATTCCAATCTACTTACTGGAACATTTAAAGAACGGTATAGTTTACTTCTAAAGTATTCAATGTCTGTAATTTCACCTAAGTTTTGACCGCCAGGTAAAGTTTCTATACTTGTACCTCTACCACCTTCTCTACTTGGTAACCAAAAGTCTTCTAACATAGACATATAGTTTCTGTCATCTCTGATCTCACCTGTTTGTGCATCATAGACAAGTTTGTTTCTATATCTTGCCATTACATCTCTTAGGTATTGTTCAGCTTTTACTTTCGGTAAATTACCTACATCAATTTTGAATATTCTTCTTTCAGGCGCTCTTGCTATTCTGTAAATAACAGCAGCGTCTTCAATCATTCTTAATTGATTAACTGGTTTAATCGCCTTATGTAAATAAGACAAGACCATATTTTTATTCTGATCAATCATTCCTGATGGACAAAATGCTATTGTATCTGTAGCAATTTTTATACCAGTTCCTGAAGTTGAACCTGAAACTCCTTTTTCATTGTAAACATAGTATTCAACATACTCATCTACAACAGAAAGTCCGTATGGTACAGGTCCGTCTGGTCTTTTCTTTCTAATCTCTCTAATCTTTTTAACTTTACGAGGATCAATATACTTTAACTCTGTAATACCTTTTACAGGTGAATCTCTATCTATAATTTTATGATAATACATTCTGCCATCTACATACCATCTTCTAAAGATGTCGTGGCCTTTCGTATTAAAATTTAATAATCTTAATACATTTTTAAATTCGTCTTCTATTTTTCTTCTTACTTCTTTTCCATAAGGTAAGTCTACCACATTCACTCGTACTGCATCTCTTAATTCATTAGCAACAATAGCTTCATTGACAATATCTTCAATTGCCATATCACACTCGGGGTGTAATGCTACTTCTCTATATCTTCGTATTAAATCAGCTTCACTTTTTGCTGTACCTTCCATATCGAGGTACTGACCAAAATAACCTCCAGCCGCAACAGTTTGTGTACCGTCATCTGCTTGGGTTGTTGTGAAACTTTGTTTTGGATCGGCTACTTTTCTAGCCTTTGTTATGGAAAAACCAAATAACTCCGCCATTATATTACTCCTTTTATATTATTTAATTGTATATTATAACCCTTGTAGAAGTTGATCTTACCATTGAACAAGTTAAACATGTTTCCAGATGAGAGATTTCTCTCTATCGACCACTTCTTTAAGTTTCTAATAACATATTTTTTATTATTAGAATCAGTTATCATATACTCACGTTTCGAGTTGGTAGTGCTTTGTTTATCACACGACTTTTTTGAACGACTTTTGCCTAACTTAGCAATTCGCATTTTTTCTTTAGTTTCAATACTATGCTTACGGCCCCAATTGTATCTGCTAGAAGTATATCTTCCTGCTTCTCGTAACTTAAAAAGGATTATGTCCTCTTGTTTCATTTGACCTGATAAACCTTTCCAGGCAACATAATCTTTCCAGTGGCCATATTTCACATATAGTCGTCTGTGTGCTTCAGCGTGTTTTGTAACACTCAATCGTATAGTCTTCTTTGTTCTTATACGATCAGCACCATTAAATTCTATTAAATGATGAACATGATATAAAGTCATATAGTTATTTATACAAGTTTTAAAAGAGGGGCCGGAGCCCCTCTGATATTAATATTAAGTTGTAGTGTTTGTTTCAAAGAATTGGTAATTAAAGGTTACTGGAAAAGTTTCGATCGCAGTCTTTTCTTCGTAATCTAAAGCAATCTCACCAATAGAAGTAGGGAAAGCCCCTCTCAATGTGTAAGATTTAACTGTATTACCGTTTCTGTCTAAGTGATCAATAAATGCATCTACTTGATAATCAACAGGATTTGTTAATCCTTCGTTATCAGACATATTATTGATACCATTCTGCCATCTTTCGAAAGCATTTCTCAACTTAAAGTTTGTGTCATTGTAAACAGTCACAGACCATTCTGGTATTGTTCTATCACCTGCTATTTTGATATTTCTACCTCTGAAAGGAACATTTACGATTCCTACATCCATAGCTGGGATTGAAGTTCCTTGGCATAAAAATGCTAAGTCTTCTATTTCGCCACCAACTTGTGCGTAACCAGGAAAAGGCATTGTTACCTTAAACTGATTGGCTCTTGCGCCACCGCCAGCAAGTTTAGCTTTGAAGTCATTTATATTTGGCATTGTTTATTTCTCCTTTTCTAAACTTACCCACCAGCCACTTCGTCAAACGAAACGCCAGTACGTGTTGCGATGAATGATAATGTAATAAAGTTGATACTTCTAGCTGGTTTAATAAATATCTCAGCTATAAATTCATTTCTATCAATTACTTCACCTGTGTTATTAGTTTCATCACATACTACTAAAAAGTCTGTGATACCTCGTCTACCTTGTACTTCTCTTAAAAAAGGCTCTACAATGTTTCTAAAGTTCGCTCTTGTGAATTCATCATTGAACTCAAACAATTGGAATTTAGAAGCAGTTGCTATTGCCTTTTCTAATACAATAAACAATCTTCTTACGTTTATTCTATCAAAAGCAGACGGTGCTGATAATCCAGTTTTGTCACCGAAAAGAACTGTACCTTGTCCTGGGAAAAATGTCACAGGATTTACTCTCTTAGGATACAATTGATCTCTTTGTGCTTTAGTTGGATTGTAAGCAAGTTTAACTACGCCTCTTACTTGACCTCTGTTAAATCCAGCAGGTGAGTACCAAGCGTCAGCTGTTAAGTCTGTTCTAGCAGCCAAACCAGCCATATCACCATTTAATGGTACATATCTATATACGTCACTATATCTGTCGTACATATATTTGTAACCACTATCAAAAACAACATATGAAGAAGAATTGATATCTTCATAGAAGTTAATAATATTATTAGTGATTGTAGTTGTATTAGTTATATCAACAACGTGGTTTCTTGGAGGAGAAACAAACGCAATAGCGTCTTTTCTATCTTCAGCAATTTGTAAAAGATCATTTATGTGATTTTTACCATCGCCTGGAGTTCCAATTGTTTCATTAGGTGTTTTACCACCAATGATTAAACCAACGTCAACAGTGTCAGAGTCAATAAACTTCTCGTAAGCAGTTTTTAATTGGCCAGCTGTTGTTGCTGAACCATCAGAGCCTGCTGACAATGAAGCTGTAACTGTAGCTGTAATTGCTGATGTAGTATCAAAGTCTTTACTTGCTACATTAGAACCAAAGCCGTTTGTACCGCCTAGTGTTGAGTGATCCATCCAGAAAATGTATGCTGATCTATTAAAGACAACATCTGGATAATAGTTTACTCCGCCTTCGCTTGTTTTAGCGTCAGCGCCTTTTGATACTTTAGAGTAAGTTTCAATAACTTCGCCAACAGTACCTGAAACGCCACCATCTTCGTCAATGACTACAATGTGCATCTCATCATTAGAACCACCTCTTGCTGAAGCGTAAGGTGATGTACCTGGAGCGCCGTCAACAAAATCATAATATCTCCATCTTCTTCTAACGTTAACACCGTCAGTTATAGCAGCGTGTAAGCCGTTACTTCCTGATTCTTTTCTAACGATAGTGATAGTATCTGTTCCTGAGTCGTTTGCTGTTACTCTATATTCATGTCCGTCTGTATAATCGCTTGTAGCGGCTGTAGTTGAAAACGATACAATGTCGCCAACGATTATGTCAGATGAATCAGTTAATATTATTTCAGTGTCGCCAGTAGCTGTAGATGCGTCATTTACAGTTGTTGCTACTAACGTTTCAAAAGCGGCTGCTGATTCACAAACAGAAACAGAAAGGTTATTACCCCATGCTCCTGCTGTTCTAGCTGCCCACGATCCTACAACACCTTGTCCTGTAGAATAGTTTGATTGATAGTCTTCATTATTACTTATAAGTACAGTTGATCCAGATGTGTTAGCATTGGATATACTTGTATTAGATGTTCGTACTACTCTTAAAGCATTAGAGTATTGTAGAAAATTAGCGGCAGTAAAAAAGTATTCAAAGTTACTTGAATCTGGTTTACCGAATGTTTCTACAAGCTCTTGTTCACTAGAAATAGCCACAACCTCGTCTAAAGGTCCTTTACGAAAATCACCAGCAATAGCACCAATTGATGTTGATACTGCGGGTATAACTCTAGTTAAATCTTTTTCTTGTACGAGAACGCCTGGTGATACTTGAAATGCCATTGGTTATTCTCCTATTAATTGTTTTTTTAACATTTGTTTATTGTTCAAAAATCGTATTATTCATACGCCCATAGTCAAAGTTTCATTATACAGATATTTATAATAACTTGAAATTACATACCTTTTCGTATTTCAGCGGAAGTCCAAACATCTCCGTATTCATCTACTGTTGTGTCATCATGTTCATTAATACCATCATCTAAAAATCCAAAAGGAGCCATATCCTGTTCTATCAAATTCTGTTGATCCACATACATTTGTTGACGAGCATTTGTATTGGTTAACTCTTTAAAGTAAGGTTGATTAGACAACCAACCAAACATAACACAACACATCATCAAATCATCATTAGAACCGTCTTCAGCCTGATAACTCTGGCCTCTTTTAGTAAAGGTTGAAATCTCCTCAATAATCTTAAATGAATTGATTAAGACCTTATCGCCCTCAATAAGTGTCTTTATATTAGCACAACCTATTCTCTTAATCTGTTTGGTCATTCTTACACCTAATGATGAACCACGGCCGCTGTACATGGCACCTAAGACTTGTCCAGCACGACCTTTCTGTGTCGTCATTAATATATTATCATACTCTATCTCAAACTGTAATGCTTCAGCAATTTGTTGGCCAATGTCATTAACTTCCGTTAAGATATGAGCTCTGTTATAACCTTTACAAACTTGTTCTATAATATTTGGAAAAACAAAAGGTTTAACTTCATTGTTTTTATAAATGGCCACAACCTTAAAAGGCATTTGTGTTACATCAAATACAATAAAGGCAGAATAATCTTTATCAACACCTCTGGATACATCAACTGTACAGACATAGGTACGACCTTTTAATTGGAGCTTCAAATACTTCTACACTACCTGATGCTTTTAAAGGATTCATGTAAGCCATACTTTTAAGTTTAGCTGGATTAATAAGGGTATTTGTTGAACCTAAAAACTCACAATTATGAGAAACAACACCGTTAGTAATATATAAGTTTTCTTTTTCTACATTTATAGGGTCATATAAAAATATTTTTTCATTAACCAACTCATTATATAATACTTTTTTACTACTTAAATAAT